TATTGAGTTGGTATGATATCTTTAGGACTTGTCATTTAATTCGAACTGCTTAATTTCATATGAAAATCTTTCTTCGTTGTAAATATTTATACGATCTTTCAGGTGAGAAAGAGTATAATTATCACACTGCAAATCGTCTGCAATATCGAATAATCTCATCTTATCTTTTCCATCCACCTTACGAAGACCTCTACCAATCGATTGTAGATTTCGTATTCTAGATTTAGATGGACTTGCAAATACTATGTTGTCTATTCTTTTTATGTTAACACCAGTAGAGAATGTTCCATAAGATGCAAGTATGGTATCGTTCTTTGCCTTCTCTACTATCTCTCTAACAGCTTCTCTGTCTTCCGTGTCTGTTCCACCATATACATAGTGTAAGTTTTTACCCAGTCTCTTGAACATTTTCTCATGTAGAAGAACTCCATGTTTTTCGACATATTGGAATAATACGAGTGTATTTCCCGATAAACTGTACACAAGATTACAGATGAATTCGTTTCTTGCTTCATTAGAAACAAGGTAATCCATCTCTTCTTGGTAAGTCATTTTCTTCTGTTTAGTATGACGAAGTATGACACAATCTATATCTAATTTTGCAATGGTTCCATCTTCTATCAATTCTTTTGTGCTTATGACCTTTTTGACTGGGCCAAACAATCCTTCCAGTTGCAATCTATGACATTCAGAACCATCCAGTGTACCAGTGGTTCCAAATCTGATTGCAGTCTTCTTCATTTTTTCAAGGATTCCTTTGAGGACATTTGCTTTGAAGAGGTGTGCTTCGTCTCCAACGACAACTTCGAAACTTTCCATGACATCTTTAGGCGCCTTAGAAAAGCTTTGCCATGTAGATATCGTGATGTCTGAATCAAATACAGGCTGACCGCCATAAATTTTACAAATCTCTTTATCATATCCATAGTCTTTAAAATCCTTCGCCATCTGTTCTACAAGTGAAGTTGTAGGAACTATGATGATCGTTTTCTTGTTATAGTATCTTGCAAGTAAATAAATGATTAGGGACTTACCACTTGCAGTAGGTGAAAGTAAAAGTTGTCTACCATATTGGACTGCAGTTCTGAATGCATCCATTTGATAATCTCTAGGATCAAAAGGTAAACCTAGTTCTTGTATAAAGTCTTCATCAGGCTGTCTTTCTTTATCTCCTATGATATCGTTTATACCTACAATATCATATCCTCTTTCTCTACAGAACTCATCTACATACGGAAGTAATCCGATATAAATTTTATTTGTTTTGATAGAGAATAGACGAACCTTACCATCCCAGTATCTATTCTTAACTGAGGGCATGAACTTTGCATTGGGAACTGTGTACGAGAAAAAGTCATAGAGGTCTCTTGCCAGACCTTTATCACATTGTACTTGCATGAAGACCTCATCGATCTTCTTAAGAATTATTTCAGAGGCCATCCTTTATTCCATACGACTAAAGATTTTCTTAGTCCTCTAGTAACTGGTGTGACCTGATGGTGTAACCATGATGGGAATACAATTAGAGAACCTAACTCTCTTCCACTAAAAGGTGCAGTGTGTACTAACTCATCTAGAGCTATATCTCCACTTCTCATTTTTATACGATCAAAAACTTTATGTGATTCTATCCATTGAAAATGACCACCCTCATAATCATCGGGGTCTGATAGTTGAACTGAACAAGATATCTTTCTTATATCTCCAGTTGGATACGGTTCTGCACCTGAGTCTGTATGCCATGTATAGAAGTCACCAGTTGGTTTATCGGGTTGATATTCATATTGAGTATACTGCCATGTTTCCATACCTGTGATATCATAGTTCCATCCACTTTGAACATTTGCTTGAACCATACCGTCAAATATTTTTTGTTTGAGGTCTGTATCAAACTTAGGATCATTGTGATCTAACCATTTGTTAGTGGATTGTCTGATAACATTATCCTTTGCACCTGACTCACCGTCTCTAGCTTTTGCACTATCCTTATCATCTGTCAGTCCATGACCAACCCTAGAATCTGCAACTTCAAGATTATGTGCATATGCGTGTATGTAATCTACCTCTGTCTTAGATAGATATTTCTCAAGTATGCAACAATAGGTATGATATATCATTACGATCCCGCCATGAACTTTCTCCAATCGATTGTATTCTTAATCGTTTGGTGTCTCCATGTTATATTCTCCATACATCTTTTTAGAAAATCGATAGTTGCTTTTTGATATTCAGTTTGTGCATTTAACTTCTGTAAGTCTTTATCTGCATCAAAGAATACATGCATATCATTCTTCATGATCTTGAGACCATCAAACGGGTCATCTTCCCATCCAAGTTCTCTAAGTCTTCCTTCATCCATTTTACCATTGAACCACATCCATTTGTCTTTCAACATGGTTTGATATTTTAGTTGTATGGATTTATGCTTGACTATTGCATCAGTCAAGTATTCTGAGTATTTTGCGTGGAGTTTAGGAACTTCTAGTGATGACTTATCTAGTTCGATATCATCAATTTCACAATCCTTTTTCCACTCTGCTTTCAAATCATCGAGTGTCATAATGTACCATTATACCATATTTATGGTATTTTAGGAAGTGGAATTTATGTCGTAATATGTAAACCTGAATTCTACGGTTGCAAGAACAGCTTCATTTTCTGATCCTGACTCCAATTCGATCCCACTCAAAGATATAGGGAATGCATCATGGAACCTAAAGAACTTATTAGGTATGTTTTTGTTTGTATTTGTTACTAGAGTTATATCTGAATATTGATTTAGATCATTGTCAATTGCAGACAGTTGCCCGTCTGCAGTTTTTTGTGAACCGACATAAGCTGCAAATGCAGAAGGGTCGGATACTGGAACAATCTGATCCATCCAATCGTAAATCTCTTTAAAGTTTCCTAGGTCTTCATCGACTAAGAATCCGACACTGAGAGTATCGAATGAAACTTTGTCGCCTGGAAAGAATGCATCCAATCCGATACCAGCAGCTTGAACTGTTTCAGTAAACTGCAGGCCTGGAATATTTACACTCTTTACAAAGAACTCTACATTTGGAATCTTATCTATAAGTAATCTAAAATTATTTTTACTTAATAGAGATTTATTAATTATTGGATCAGCCATTCAACTTAATTATCCTTTTAGAAGATGTAGTATCGTGATAGTCACCATCTCTATACTCTCTCGTTACTATTGATTCACATAAGTAACCATCCTGTATATAAGTTGTGATGATCTTACGATTTAATACATCTTTTGTTTCTGTTCCATTTGGAAATGCAACTCTCTCAAATGGCCCTTCACTCATTGTGATACTTTTGTCATATTCTTTCATAATATTATTTATGGTTATTTCTCGTTTACAAACTCGTTGAGTTGTCTTGCAACTGAGATAACCTCTTCGGTTGACACAAATTGATCCCCATAAGGTTTCTTATCATTTGGGAAACTATCATTATGTGTAACAATAGCTTCGTTAGAACGATAGATATTTCCTTCTAGTAGTCCTTGTGCTTGATTAAGTAAGTCGGCTCTGATCTCGAACCCTGATTTTCCGTTTGACATAATTTCCTCCTGTGTATGTGTGTTTATGTCGTAGTCGGGGGTTCTAGGAACCCCCTTCTACTATAGTATATAGGTCTTAAGCAACCCACTTAGAACCACGGTATACACCCTTGGTCTGTGGTTTTGACTTAGTGACTTCACCGTTGTGACGAACACCACGGTATACTAACTTGAGGTTAGCTTTCTTTGTCATTTCCATTCTCCGTTTTAAGGTTGAACAAAAATGCGTTCCTTCGGCCCCATGCCTACTTCCGTTCACTGCTACATTTAGAGTGAATGAACGATGTCTTATATTTAGACAAAAAAAACCCCTCAAAGAGAGGGGTTTTAATTCGAAACGAAATCCGATTACAGAATGTTGGACACTGCCATTTTTCTGTAGTAGAAGTTTGTTCCAGCAGATGCAAGACCGTCAGAAGGTGTACTTCCTACGAATGGGTTTGAAACCATACCGTATCTAGTCTTAAATCCGATTTTTGGTTGGAATGTATTCTCACCAACTGCTCTCACCATTTGTAGTGGAACATATGGGCAATAGAACATACCAGCGTCATAAGGATTTGATCCTCTGTAACCAACTGTCATGTAGTCAACAGATGCATAAGGGTCAATGTAGACCTTTACTCTTCCGTTAAGAACACCAGCAAATGTGTTACCAGTGTCATCAACATTGATGTTAGTGTTTAACGCAGGTGTGTAATCCAATACACCAGCCATAGAAAGTGCAGATGCAACATCACTAGAACATAGGATAAAGTTACCTTTTCCTCTTCTAGTTTCTTTTGCAATTACATTGCTCTCTCTTTCGATTTGGAACAATAGTCCTTTGAATTTCTCAACAGACCATCTACCGTTGGCATCAACATCTAAGTTGAATGTACCAGCAGAAGCAGTTGCGGATGCACCTGTTTTGGCTTGTAAGTTGACATTTCTGACAACTTCTCTGTTGATTTCAGCAAGAATCTCACTTGACAAAATATTTGCAAGTTCTGATTCTGCATCAAGACCGTGGATTGCTTTGAGGTCTTGTGCTAATTCTAAAGTGTACTCTGCTTTGAGTGCTCTTGATTTCGCAGTTACAGTTGCTTTCTCAATAGTGAAAGACATCTCTGCAAAATTCTCATAACCTGATGTAGAACCATCACCTAGAGCTTCAGATTGTGCAGTAGTCATACCGCCTGATGTGTCACCAGCGTATGTCTCTGGGCCTGAAGCGTCGAATGGGTCTCCGACTGGGTCGTTGTCAGCAGGGCCTGCAGTTTTTGCTCCAGCAGCAGAAACACCTGTTCGTGCTTCATTAAACAAAGCTTCACTGTTGTTAAGTCTTGTTTCTGTTGGATAGTCATTATATCTTGCTTTCATAGCAAAGATAAGACCTGTTGGGCCTGTCATAGGTTGAACACCGCAAATGTCGTATGCAACGAGATTTGGCATAGCTCTTCTAACTAATGAGATCAAGATTGGATCCCAGTTAGAAATACCGCTACCAGTAGAGTTTAAAGGTGCAGCTTCCTCAAGAGCAGCTCTATCTTCGTTTAGTGCTTTCTCTTGGTTTTCGAGTATTACTGCAGTGACAGCTTTCTTGTAGTTGTCTTCGATCTTAGGAAGATCGGAGTGCTCTAGAATCGGCTCCCATTTCTCTTGTAAGTTTTCTGATAAAAACATTTTACAGTTCCCCTTTAAATTAACCTAATGGTTTTAATTTTGATAATGCCTCTGAATACCTTGCAATTGATGGTTCAAGAACTTTCTCTTCGTTAGAAGTGAATTCTCCTGTTCCTTCTTCTTGCACTGTTTCTTCAGCAATGGACTCACCTTCAACACCGAAGTAAGCTTCTTTGATTTCTGCAACTTTCTCTTCGAAATCTGCTTCGTCTTTGAAGTCTACACCGTTGGATAGTGAAACCATTTTCTCTTTCTGTGATTCAGACAAGTCTTCACATGCCTTAGTCACAACATTTTGTCTTTTAAGACTTCCTAACTCTTCTGTTATTTCCATATTCTTGGAAACTTCTGCATCAAGTTTGGATTCCATCTCGTCAAGACGATTTGCAAGTTCATCCATGACATCATACTTATCTTCTGGCACTTCAACATAGTGTTCTACGAACAACTTCTTGAGACCTTCGATAAAGTTTTCTGTCATTTCTGACCTTAAACCCCTTTCTATTGCAAGTTCGTTTTCTTTCGTCCACTCTTCAGCACAATATGTTAGATACTTGTCTACGGAAGAAGTTAATTCTTCTTTGATAGTTTCTACTTGGGATTTTAATTCTGTTTGATAATGCTCTTCTAGTTGAGCTTTTGCTTCTTCAACTTTGCTGTTTACTGCAGCCTTGAAGATAGTTTTAGCTTTCTCTGCATTTTCTTCTGATAATTCTAATGATTCAGAGATTTTTGATAGGTCGTCATCTATTTCAATCTCAACTAATGAAGATTCGACTTCTGTTTCAGCTTGTTCTTTTTTGACGGACTCATGCTCTTCGTCTTCATCCTCGTCATCGTCATCGTCATCATCGTCATCATCTTCCATATCTTCTTCGTCCTCATAACCCATTTCTTTAACGAGTTTTGAGACTTCTTCTAATGATAATGATTTTAAAGCTTCTACAATGTTTCGTGCTATCTCTGCTTTAGTCAAGGATTCATCGACCTCGTCCTCTGATAAAGAAGCAAACAATTTGTTTAACTCTTCCTTATTCAGACCTTTCATACTGTCGACTGCAGCCTTGATTAGTTCCATTTTAGAGGCACCTTTCTCAACGATTGTGTCTTCTGTATTGGAATCTTCATCTTCTTTTAATTTGTCTGCTTTGCTGTCTCCTTTTTCTGCGCCTTTATTAACTGCATCAGATACTTGTTTAGTACCTTTCTCTGCAGATTTGACACTTGCAACAGCCTTGTCAACAGGATTTTCTTCGGGTTTGACGACTTCAGCTTTGCCTGATTCTATTTTTTCCTCAGAGCTGGAACCTTGCTTGTGAGCAGATTTGTCACCTTTTTCAGCACCGTCAGTAGGGGCCTTCTCGACCACCAACTCGGTGTTCTCTACTTGGTTATCTAAATCTGACATAAATTTCTCCTGTTTAAAGATTACTTTTTTATTTATATGTTAAAGCTTCTCAATGAAACTTTTCCATAGGTTCAATTTGGTTTCTTCTAGTTTATTGAGTCTAGCAGTCTTTAATTCCTTCTGCATTGCATCAATATCCTTTGCTTTTAAGATACCACTTTCATAAACCCACTCAACTCCTTCCATAATACCTTCTACGAAGGCCTCAGGTGCAGATGGGTCTGCGACGATATCACCTGCCGTAGCAAGTTGGAAATCGTCTTTTACATACTGTGCATTTCCTTTAGATTCTAGTGATCCTAGACCTCTAGAAGAAACACCCAGTTTGGCACCATCATCGATCAAATTCTTAACGATTTGACCATTTGGTGTACTCAAAATCTTTGCTCGTCCCACGAAATTGTTTCCATCTTCTTCTAATTTCGTTATCATGTGGGACACTTTGTCT